ATGAGTATTTATGCGTTTTGGAACAACAAAGGTGGAACCGGAAAAACGAGTCTCGCCTTCCAAGCTCTGTGTCGTAAAGCTGAGCTGAATCCGACTCATAGAATTCTTGTTATCGATTTGTGCCCGCAAGCAAACCTATCTGAGCTACTACTGGGCGGATTAGTAGGTCGCGGAGGGCATCATCTTATCGGTCTTCACAATCATTCCCCTCGCAAATCGGTCGGAGGCTACTTTGAGCAACGTCTGCCTACTCCGTTTACAGTTCCGAATATTAACGTAGCTGACTTTATATCGACCCCGCACGATTATAATACTAACATCCCGAGCAATATAGATTTGTTGGCTGGAGATCCAATAGTAGAACTTCAAGCAAATGCAATTGCAACTCTTTCAAATACGCAAATTCCCCAAACAAAAACTTGGCTTGCTGTAATAGATTGGATTCGAGATTTTATTACAGCAACCAATAACGTATACGATGACGTGTTTATTGACTCCAATCCCAGCTTCTCGATTTACACACAGATAGCTTTATCCTCTGCAGACAAGCTCGTATTACCAGTAATGGCCGATGATTCCTCTCGAAGAGCGATACTGAATATGTTTTCCTTGGTGCACGGGATCAACGTCCCTTCCGCTGACTATCAGTCGTACTCTTTCCCGTCAAAGCTTAGAGATGAAGGAAGGAGCCTTCCTCTCATTCATCTCATCGTGAAAAATAGACTTACACAATATGTGGTAGCTGCTTCCGCCTATAGCGCAGTTTTACGCAGTATTGATGAGGACGTTGAGGATATTCTAACTCGCCACCCAGAGGTATTCACATTTACTACCCTTAGTAGCGGAACTGCAGAAGTAAGAGACTTCCAAACCACAGGAGTGGTCGCCCTTGCAAAAGGATTACCATTTAGTGGACTTTCGTCTGGGCGACATCGGATTATGGGGAGAGTTACAAAAGTAAAAGATGACTATCTGATTAACTGCAGACAGGCAATAGATGACCTGGTAGCTAAACTTTAACTCCCCCGTCAGGAATATCTAAATTGCTGTTGAGACAGCTCGGGCGCTAAGCTTACGGGCTGTTTCTTATTTTGATAACCTTACCCCAACTGCAAGAACGCGCCATCCTTCCTCAGAAAACCGTGGATCATGGATCTTCCCGCCGAGATCCGCACTGCCGAACTCTTTGATAAACCACGCCGGCGCCTTGATCTTCTTCGTCGCGGCCTCAAGCGCCAACTTCAGCCCTGCCACGTCCTCACGCATAGCGTCAAATGCTTGCTTTTCCTCTTTTGTCATGGGCTCGTCCTCCTCTTTGATCAATCGATTGATTATCCAATACTGCCGTGCCTCGCGCTTAAATACGATCTCGTCAGCCTTGATCCGGCCGTCGTTTTTGACGCCCTGGTCGATCAGTCCGTCCGCCCCGTACCGGATATTATCCGGGTTGGGGTCGAGGACGTCGATCCACTTTCCGTTGATGCCGACCATCAATACGTAATGGCCCGCGCCGGTCATATGGCCCTTGCCCATGGAGGCGATTACGAGCGCGCCAGATTCGAGCGCCGCTTTGACCTCTTGCAAGTTGCCCGTCCTCTTGCACGATACGCCGAACGCTTTCGCGGCCGCCTCGAAGTAAAACCAATCCGTCCCATTATCCGGAGTCCGGTATCCGTGCTTTACGGACCAGTCCGCCGCTTCCGGAGGGAGCAGCTCGCGATCGGTTAGCGAGCTGACGGCCATTGCGAAGCACGTAGGTCCACATCCGCTCGTCGCGATCGTCTGCTCCGGGTCGCGACGGTTGCTGTATAAAAGATGCGCCCAACGCCTGTCCTCCTGGCTGTAATAGACGAGTTTACCCATTGCCGCCATCCTCCCTCTTTTTAACGTAGCTGTACGCCCCACTTGCGGTCAGGCCGATCGTCGAGATCAGGATGATCTTGTCCCGCACCTCTGCCGGTACGAGGACGATCACGGTAGCCACTGCAAGCGCGATCGCGGAGCTGTGCTTGGCTTTTACCCCGTAAGCTTTGGCGACACCGACAAAAGCCGCCACGAGGGCGGCGAGGGTAAGAATATCTTGTTCCATTAGGCCATTCCTCCCTTAACGATAAATGCGATTGCTGCAGCGATGATTGCTCCGACAACAGTCCGCCAAAGCCACTTTTGATTATCTGCGATCTCGTCGATACGATGGTGCGCCGACTTTGCTTTGTCGAGTCCTTCGGTAGCTATATCCTTGGCGTTGAGTTGCATATCCAACTTTGTTTCGACTCGAGTGAGTCGCTGCAGTATTTCGGTTTGTACTTCATCTGTCGAAGACATCTCATCGCCTCCAATCAAATTAAAGAGCTCCGCATCAGCGGAGCCCTTGTTGCGCATAATCGTCCTACACCGCAACTTGCGGCGTGGCTATGATCGTCGCCGCCTGCTCTGATGTAATCCATCTTGGCACGTAACTTTGTACCTTGGCTTCGTCGATTTTCCGCATTACCCACTGATTGAGAATGAAATTATACATCAGATCATCGCCTCCATCATTGCCAGTAACGCTTGTTCAGTGGCTTCCAGTCGTTCCTCTACCGTTGGCGATGCCGGTGGACGCGCAGCCCATTCGTCATCAAGTTCCTGCTGAGAGCGTTCGACGACTTGTCCTGTCCACTTGAAGCGGAATTGTCCGCGATCGTTCGTCAGTGGCTCCGAGAACGCCTCGTGGAAGTGGCGCGGGCCGTCCTCGAAGATAACGATGTCCCCTTCCTGCGGCTCCTCAAAAGCAGAAGAAAAGCCGTAGACGATTGTCCCGTCCTCGTTAACTCTTATATAGTGCTTGCGTCCGTCCATGGGTTACCTCCTTATAGGTTATAACTCTGCGTCAGCGGTCCAGTGGAAAATTACGGCCCCCAAACTCGGGCTAAGCGTTCCACCAGAATTGTTATAAACACCAAACCCACCATCCCCGATATAATGTGTCGTCCCGCTATTAGACGCTAAATCCGTCCCGTCATTTCCGCTTACTCTACCTGTATTTGTGGGTGTCGTATAAGGATAAATCGTTACAGTCGGAGTAATTCGTTTTTTCACTTTGAATTTTGTTGTTCCGTAAGGTTGTGAAATTGCTACTGTTGAGCCCATGTATTTGCTCTCAATACCCGTACCCGCCGATGCGGTTCCGGGTGTAGTTTGATAGTGATAGCTTTTCTCGTAATACCGCTGACACAACGCCAACTCTTCCGCAAAACTTCTTACGGGGAACGGTAAATCCTCTTCTCCTGCATGCACATGGACTCGGGAGATGTCAGGTACGTTTCCTGCGCCTCCGAACGTTTCAGCCGTACCTCCTCCAAAATAATTTGAGGCAATTGTTGTTCCCCACATATGGAAGAAAGATAGGTGCAGATAATCATCATTATTGGTTCCGAATGTTTTACCGACTAGCGTATTTGTAGTGAAAGTCAGCGTATATTTCGTCCATGTAGATGTTAGTGTGATTATTTGCCCAGCTACCTGCAAGAACTCTTGCGGTGATGGACTTCCACCTGCTCCATAATTTTGACGTATTGATACCCCGATACGCTTATTGGAAATATTACTGCGGGCCCAAAAACTAACTGTTATTTTTTTTCCGGCTCCGCACAAATATCTTGTGCCATTTTCAATCTTTTGTGACTTGATATAATAGGCGCCGACTCCGAATCCACTTCCAGCTCCATCAGTGGTTATACGATCAAAGAAGAATGCATTTGGAATATCACCGGGAGTGAGCTTTTGCTGGCTATGCGTAATATTAGCAGGTAAAGTTCCACCATCAGCACTATGTGCTACTTGCCACCGATCAAGAAGATATGCTCCGTTTACTGGATTTGTAAAACTCGTCCCCCGCTGTGGCACATCAAAGTTACCGTTGATGATTGCTTGCCGTTGCATAAATCCGTGTGCCGCATCATCCGCCAAATGCGCATCAATATCTGTCTGTACGCCGTCAAATCCTGTGTTGATCTGCCCGAAGGTATCTTTGATTATTCCGGGTCCGGGAAGATTACAATACCGGTTGCTCATTCGACTTGTCTCCTTTCAATTTATCTAATCGCTTCTCGATCGCCTCTTGGACGCCGCGCAGGATCGCTTCTTCTTGTCCTGGATGATACGGAACAACAGCCATAATAACGGCGCAAATCTCGGGTACGGGCTTTAATGGGTCGATCTCGACACGCACGACAGGATTGACTACTGCCAAGACGATCGCCTCCTTGGGCATAATAAAAGACGCCCCGGTGAGGGAGCGCCTTGAGATGGTAATTTATTGAGCTTGAAGCCGGGCTTCCAATTCAGCAATTTCGGCATCTCGTTCTTCAATCATCTTGTTGAATTTATCGAGTTCCGATTTAAGCTCAACAAGCTTTTGGTCGTTCTTTTCTTTTTCCTGTTCGAGTGAAGTGATGATTTCAGCTTGAGTCGATCGTTTCGGATCATCGGCGCCCATTGAAGCAAATAATGTTTTTTCATTCTCTAATCGTGTATCGAGGTCAACGATGTATTTTTGTAAATCGTTGACCTTAACGAGCGACTTGTCTCTGAAGATTACGACGTTCGCTCGTCCTGTTTTCTTGATTTCGAGTTCTTTGGCGATGTTTTCGGTCACCAAATTCACCCCTCCGGCATTTACTTGAACCGTAAGATCCAATGCATCCGATAAAGAACGAACAGGCAAATAACTCCGTCCTTCAACGACGATCGCTGTTCCGATGGTCTCGCTATCCATCTTGACTTGTATTTCTTTCGTGACCTTTTTACCGATTAGTGAGGATACTGCACCATAGGCCGGGAGTGCGCTAGCGACAATTAACCCAGCAACAAAACCAACAATATATTTACGCATTAGATTGCCCCCTTACTAAAATATGACAAAATTATACCACATTCTATTAAGGGATATTAACTATAGCGATTTGAGATCCAAATCGATTGAACATCTTTAGGTTTCTGGTCGAGGGGTCGAATGTAAGATTGTACCCGTAAGAGGTCCAAGCATCTGCTGAACCCTGTTTATCGTTCAATTCTGATTGGAGAGTGATGGCTCCATCGATTAACTCAGACCAGCTTGTCCTTACTTTTCCGCCCGATACTCCTGGATCAAGATAGATGTCACCCCCAGATCGAAGATTTAAAATAGACGATGCGGAGACAAATAGATCGTTTGTGCCTCCACTACTCGAGCCGACCTGACCCCTAATAGCTCCGGAGGAAGCAACATTGATTACCGGTGCGCCAATGTAATTCGAGTTCATCTCGATGTAATTGTTTGCGTCCTTGTACGCTCCGAAAAGATTACTCGCGTTATTCATGGCAGCTCGCGGATAACTCGCCGACGTCTGAATGAGCGAACCTGTGATAGTTGTTCCGTTAATCGTTCCGCCCGTAATTGTCGAAGCAGAAATTGTTCCGGAGAATTCCCCATCCACGCCGACGAGCGTCCCGGTAAATGTCCCGTTTGCCGCTACGAGCGTTCCACTAAAGGAGCCGTTAGCAGCAGAGAGCGTTCCACTGAACACTCCGTCAGAAGCCTCAAGCGTGCCGTTAAACTTGTACTTGCCCGACACCGGATCAAAGTAAATCTTATCGACTCCGCCAGCCTGCATCGATATCTTGTCACTGTTAAAGATCGCTTTAGAGGCGTGATCCTCGCGCTCGACGATAAGTCCATCCGTCCGCGTGACCGTTACACCGAAATACGATTTCCCCTGCCACACCGCGTCCCTGTTGATCTTGTTGACCTGCTGCGTGAGCGATCCCTCGACAACAAACTCGGACTGCTGCTCGGACTTCGACGGCGCCTCGAGGCTCATCTTAAGCCCGCCCTTGAACGAAAACACCATATGCAGGGCGAGCGTTATTCCCCCGCCGATAAAGCCGTCCCAGCTATACGCCGTATCCTGCCAAGCCGTGTCCGCGTCCTGCCATGCCGGGCTGTCAACCGCCTGCCCGAAACGGATACGGTCGCCCGCCTCGATCTGCGGGAATCCCCGGGCGTCCATCGTGACTGGCTGATAGGAAAACCCGTTCAGCTGCGCAAACAGCGCGTCCGTGATCGTTTGCGTCGCGAACGGGTTTTCGACATACAACGTATGGTTGTCGTCGCCGGTACCGGCTTCGTAGGTCAATCCATCCTCGGTGTTGTACGTCACGACGACGCGGGTATACGTTTTGACCGGGTTGACCGTGGCCGCCCGAATATAGTCCGACGCGGTCATTTCGAACACCGTCGGCTCCGAAGAGACAAAGCGCCGGAACTTAATGACGCCATCCTTGCCGACGAACACGCTTGCGCCATTGGCAGATGCAATATAGCCGAGAACCTGCCTCATGCTGTACCCGGCCGGGCCCGCTTGAATCTGGAACGCTGGATTAATGCCGACGCTGCTGTCGTATACATAGCCGAGGCGCCCGCAAATCTCATCCCAGACGGCTTGCTGTGTCGTCGGGTAGGTTAATGACGACACATAGGCCACGTCCGCCCAGACGAGCCGGTCAAAGCACGTATATACCCACGTATCATTCACGCGCTCCCGAGAGTCCACAAAAAACTCTCCAAGCGGCAGCCACTCCGTTACAGCGCCGCCCCATAGGAAGCCCGCATCCTGCCAAGCGACATTTACGTCCTGCCATGCTTGCTCGGCCCCGGCGTACTGCGGCGGGAGAGTGAGCGCGAGATACGGCACGATCCGTGCATTAGGCGGGATCTCATCCTCAGTTCTAAGCTTGATGATCAGTTCCGAGAGAGTCGTCGTCCCGATCTCAAACTCTTCGCCGAGGACGAGGCTGTTATCGACCGTAAACTCGACAACAACATCGTTCCCGTACTCCGTCCCGTTGATCTCTGCTTTGACGAGGAAGTTACGCCCGGACTCCTTCAAATACTTCGTGAATAAATCAGAAATAGGATACATAGGTCACCGCTCCGTCAACGTAATCTGGAGCCCTTCCCACCAGAGCACGCCGCCTTTCTCGAATGGAATGCCTGCAGGGCGGTTGCCGACGTACATCCGCTTGGTCACGTAGGCGCCGGCCATCGGATCCGGATAATAAAAATCGAAGAATTCGTCCTTCATGGCCGTAAGGACAGCCGAAATCTTATCCCATTCGAGCGGCGCGAAGCTCATTTCAATCTGCCGCTTCACGGCGACGCGATCGCGGTTAAGAGTCCCGTTCGCGGTTCTCGTCGTCGAATCAGCATCATCAAGATCAAGGACCATCACCTTGAACTCGCCTGGCGCCGGGTAAGCGGCGATCTCTACGTCGTTGATTTTCAGCAGCACCTCGCCGCCCCCTTATGTCGTTAATAGATTTTTTCCGATCCGACGTGTCTGGGCGTTAATGCCGGCCGTTGCCGCGCGGGCGAGATCGGTCTTGCTGATTGTAGCCGTGTCGTCGCTTCCGCTTGACTTGACTGCTTGAAGGATCGATTTGAGCACCGCGACAACTTCCCGGTTATCGTTCTTACCGCCGATCATCGCCTCCAGTTTCGAGAGAGGCGATATAACCTCCGGATCAGAAGTAGCGCCGCGGTTGTCGCCGACCATTGCAAGCGTTGGACCGAATGCGAGACCGCCTTTCGCGAGCTTCGGAATCTCTTTTATGCTGATGCCGAATGATTTGCCGCCGCCTGCCCATCCTGGAATCCAGTCGGGCATGTCAAACTTAATTTTATTCATTTGACGGATGAGCCAGTTGAGTGAGTCGATTATGATGTTGATAACGCCTTTGAAATAGCTTCCGATCGCGTCCGTTATGCCCTTGAACACGTCTTTCAGACCGTTCCAAGCTCGCGACCAATCCCCGGTAAATACGCCGGTGATAAAATTCATCAGGCCGATAAATGCCGTTTTAAGCCCACCGATTATGCCGCCTATGGCGTCAAAGACATTATTAAAGACAGATAGGAATGCGCCACCAACAAATGTTGCGACCGGCTTTAATACGTTTTTCCAGAGCCATGTTATAACTTCGACAAGGCTCTTAAAATTCGTGATGAGCTTGTCCCCGATAAATGCCGCAAGCGGCTGCATGACGTTTTTCCACAAGAACGTCAAAACCGCCGTTACCGCTTCAACAGCGGGCCCAAACATTTCTTTCAGCGCCTTGCCAAGCGGAACAAGTACTTTTTCCCAAAACGATTTCGCAACTTCCGATACGAACTTAAATGCGACCCCAAGCACGTCCTTCAGTACCGCAGCGAGCGGTACGATGACCTGATTGTAAAACGTCATCAGGAATTGCCCAAACGGCACAAGTACGTTTTTCCACAGCCACTCCGCGGCGACCTTGACGGCTTCCCAAGCGGCAACGAACACATCACCGAGGAACTTTCCAAAAGGTACGAGGACCTCGTTCCAAAGCCAAATGGCCGCGTCGCCGATCGCTTGTAAAATACCGTCGACCTTGCCTCGGAAACTCTCATTCGTACGGTAGAAGTAGACGAATGCGGCAACAAGTAGAGCAACAACGGCTACGACTGCGACAACAACCAAGGAAACGGACGCGAGAGCGGCGCCGATCGTCGTTACTGCAACTTCCACAGCAACCCATGCGCGTTGTAATGCCGCTACAATTGATGCCCACTTCGTGATGAGGAACGCCGTCCCGATCGCGGCTCCAACGCCGGCCAACGATGCGATGATAATGTCGGAGTTGTTCTTGATAAATTGGGTCATCGATCCGAATGCCGATTTCACCTTAGCAGCCATCTCTTTTGCCTTGTCAGCAACACCAGACATCGAGTCGGTTACGCCAGTCAATAAACCGCCTTGATTTTCGACAGCAGGAACCGGCGTGTTCGATCCGCCACCAGCACCGCCACTTTCTCCTTTATTCCCACCGACGAGGTTGACCTGATCAAAACCACCGACAGCTCCCTTAGCCTGCTTGCCGGCCTTCTCATAGGCATCACCAAGCCCACTTACCGCGCCTGCCTGCGCGCTGACGGATTGTGTCTGCTCTGCTTGCTTACTCCCAAATAGCGCCTGTGTAAAGGCTGCAAGCCACTGCATCGCAGTCGCCAAGGCTCTCGCCATCGTTGTAAGTGCAGGCAGGACAGCGTTATAGATCGGCAGAAACGCTTGCCCGAGCGCCAGGCGCGCATTCTTAAGCTCGGCGGTGAAAGCAGCCTGCCGGCTCGTGGTATTCTGAGCAAGCGAATTTCCATATTTAACCGACGCTTGCTCGAGGATCGCGAAATAGCGGATCGTCTGCTGAGCGTTAAAATCGAGTTGCTCCCAGCTCCGACCGTTCGCGAATTCCTTGAAAGCTTTCGTCGACTCGATCAGGGCGACGTTGACATTGATACCAAGGTCCTCGATCGCTTCCGTGTTCCCGAGTAAGCCGGACCGGATGCGCTCCATGACATCGTCAATCGTCCGACCGGTTGAACTGGCCACGACAGCGGAGGCCTTCAGCAGATCCATTGTCCGCTGCGTAGTTTCCGCCGTACCGCGGCTAAAACCGCTAAGTAAATTCGCATAAGTGGCTCCATATTGCACTGCTTCGGAGCGAGCTATTCCGAATGCAGATGCTTGCGTGTCGGCCCAAGATTCGAATGCCTTAGCGCTGTCGCCCATGAGTCGATTGATCTGCCCCAAAGAAGCTTCAAACTTCATTGCATCTCGCATGGGCGAGGTGAAAGCCAACGCTAACGCGACCCCAACTGCAGCGACGGTTACGCCGAGCGTCTTAAATGCAGACTTGATTGAACCTGTCGATCGTTGGACGTCACGATCCACTTGGCTGATTTGCCTGCGGACGCTGTCAAGTTCCCGGCGGAGTTGCCTCGTCTCCCCTGTCACCAGCACCTGTAGTTCCTCGATCGTGATTGCCACGTTGTTCACCCCGCTTTCTATGCCGTACGCCATACGAGGCGATACGATCTTTCATGATTCGCCAGTCCTGAGTGCGCGAAGCAAGCATTTCTTCCGGAAAGATGCCCGGAAACGCCTCAGCCAGCGTTGGTGATTTCGCCTTTCCACCAAGCAGCCGAGAAACGAGTACGCTTATCAGGTTAGCCTCGCGGTAAGCGACGATCGCTTGGACCTGCATATCCGCCTTCATTCGCTCCTGCTCGATCTTGAGCCGGGACTGATAGCCATCAATCGCCGCGATGATCTCCCGATAAGACATGTCCCAGTAAGCGACCGAGTCAACACCTGCCACACAAGCTGAGGGATAGAGGCGCTCGAATAGCTCTGTTAGCGAGCTTACGGTTTCGCCGTCTCGCTGCTCTCCGCTTCCGGCGCCACTTTGAAAAAACCGCTAACCTTGAACACGTCAATCAGCACCGGCAGCAGGTCCGTATAGGAATTGCCCTCCGCGACATAATCGTCGTATAAAGCGACAACGTCGTTAAAGCTCACGCCGTGCTGGAACTTTTGCATCGAGCCGTGCAGGATCCTAAGTGTCGCTGTCAATGGCGGCAGTTGTCCGTTTTGCGTCGCCATGAGAACGTCCATCGGATTGTTACCGCCGAGTTGCTTCTCGAGCTCCATAATGTTCGCGGCACCAAGACGCAACTTGTAATCCTTGGAACCGATCGTGAGTGTGGTATAAAGCATCATTTATCCCTCCAATTGAAAATGAAAAAGCGCCCCGCATTGAGGCGCTTAAGTGATTAGACCGGATTCGTGGTCGTGATTTCGGACTGCAGGAAAAATGAAGCCGTGAAAGTGAGCGCCGCATTTACGGCTGCGCTATCCATTTTCACGTTCACATACGCGTCGAAATCGTGCGTCGTGTCATCAGGGTAGGTCACGCGGTATTTTTTCACCGTTCCCGCATCTTGAAATCCTTTCAGCACACGGTAGTTGGAAGTCGTCGTCTCGTTGTCATACAGGAAGCTGAATGTAAGATCGCCGAGATCCTTAATACCGGGAATGTATTTCTTGACGCCATCTTTCAGCGTGGTTACTTCCACTTGTTCCGGATCGCCGCCGAGCTCCGGAACTTCCATCAGAAGCCCGATTTCTGTATAAACCGCCGGCGGCCCTACACTCGATTGATACGATAAAGTCGTGTCTTTGCTCAAAACGCCTGGCATTCGATCATCTCCTTGTCATTATTGAGATACGCGCCCGGAGCGAACATCTACGACGCCGCGGTAGCGCATGGTCTTGCGTTTGAGCCCGGACGGGTCGGGCAAGTCGGCGGACATCTGACGGCGGAAGCCTATGCTGTTCATCCTCGCATCGACTTCGGACGCGATCAAACCGGTTGAGCGATTATGCCACACATCGATTTGAACGCTGATATCGCTGAGTGGCCCCGCGGCTATCGTTAGCGGGTCCCCGTTGGAAAGCTCGTAAAAGCTGATATGCGGCATCTTCGCTTTGGCCGTCGGAAAAGCGTCGGAAACCGTCACACCCGGAATAGCGGACAGCAGCGCGTTGATTTCGGGTTTCACGTCAAACACTAGCGTCTCCTCCCGGCCAGTTTCTGGATTTCCTTTTTGATTTCCTTGGCAACGAGCTTAGACGCGGTCTCCTTGTTCTCCCGCGCTGCGGGATAAAGATAAGGTTGCGCCGGCATCCCGGTCCAGTCCTGCCGATGGTAAATGTCCTCCGGAGACTTCGGCGGCGATGGTGAATCCTCCCCACGCTGACCTGTCCCATACTCGACATAGGCCGCATATTCAAGGTTAGTAAACACTCGCCCAACGACGTTCCCGCCTTCTTCCTTTGTCTCGGCCTTGATGCTGTTACGGAGTTGACCGTCATTCACCGGCGCGAGCAGCTTCGCGTCACCCTGGACTTTCATCGTGGCCTTACGGATCCCGTTAATGAGCGCTGTTTTGTCTCCGCCGAGCCGTTCGAGTTTACGCATCAGGCTGTTGAGATTCCGAATCGTCACGGTCGCACCTTCTCGAGCTCAATGACGGTGTGACGCCACGGTCGCACAGCGACGACCTTGTAATCCGGTTCTGTGGCGTCCGCTGGCACGTACACCCACGCCCCAGCACTCTCGGCGACACCTGCCGCACTTTCGGTGTACATCATGAGCATGTAGCTCAACCGCTCGCCGTATTGTTCGGCCATCACGCGACCGCCAGCCGGCTGGACGTTTCCTCGAACATCGACAACCGTATCGCTCCAAGTCTCGAAAGTCGTGCCATCGGGATCCTTGGTTTCGACGCGGTTCCGGAAGACGACGACACGCTGATCACGCTTAAGGAGTCGCATAGCTAGCCACCTTCAGCAGCCTAAATTGCCCGATCGTCGCTTGAATGGACGGCGGGAGATCCTCGAATGACCGGCTGATCCCGCCCTCACTGTGCGCCGTTTCGCCTTCAGCACCTTGTTTGTTGTACCGGATCACGGCGATTTGGCGCTGCGTTGGCTCGAGACCAACGGGGGGCGCTGAGCGGTTCGTCCATGACATGAGATCGGCGGATGCGTCGTCAAGAAGGAGTTGCAAGTCAGCATCCTGGGAAGTATCAGACAACGCGATCCCGAGCATCACTTTCAGCTTTTCAAGTTGGCTCATGTCTCGCCGCCTTGTTGGCTAAGCGCTACGACGAGCTGTTCCTTCGACATTTTGCCGTAGCCTTCAATCTCGCGCGCTTTAGCAGCAGCCCGGAGTTCCGAGAACGTCAACTCCAATATCGGCTTATCATTCGGTACGGCGCTTTGCTCCCGCTCTTCCGCTTGCTCTTGCTCAGCGGCTAACCTCCGCATCCGGTTAAATGCTGCCAATCCCATGATCTTCACCTCCAGCAAAAAGAGCCCCGAAGGGCTCTCTTTACGCGATTTTGTGTTTGAACTGAACGATGCGGATGTTCTTGTTCTCGTAAACCCGCGACCAGTTCGTAGCCGTTTCGAGCTCCGCATTGGTAGGCGAGACACCAGCAACCGCAGTTTCCGTCCATTTCACGCCGCGCGGGTGCAGGATGAAGTGCTGACGGTTAATCAGCACATCGACACCCGCAAGGCTGTCGCGATCCGTCTCTGTCGGTACGGGAGCGCCGCCTTGGCCGAAGCCAATCGCACCCGAGCCATACAGGTACGTTGTGTATACCCCCGCTGCAACAGGGTGGCCGTCATCGACGATGACTCGTTTGTCGAGATACGTCGGGAAGGAAACGCCGGAAGTCGGATCTACTTTGTAGATGATCAACTGATCCTTCTGCAGCTTGCCGAATACGGCGGAATGCATGGAGAACGCGGTCAGCTTATCCGCCGCATCGCCAAGTTTCAACTGCGCGTCGATAATCGTTTCGGCGCTGATGACTGCGGCTGCGCCGACTCCCCCGGAGATGTCCGACACGTTCCCCGCCATCGTAGCCGCACCGAATACACCTTTAAGTGTTGAGAAAAGCATCTTCTGGCGATCACGGTTCCACCATGCGGCGACCAGATCAGCGATTGCTTTCATCGGATCGTCGCCGGACAATGCTTTTGCGAGGTCATTCGCGCCCCAAGCTTTACCGCGGGTATGCAAACGGGACTGATCCTTGCTTGCAGTGATGGCGTTCACCGTAAGCGCGGCCGAGTCGCTAAGCACCTCGGAATCTCCCGTCAGGTCTTGCCAGAACGGCATGTTGAGAATCGTGCCGCCGGACATGGCGAGTTTGTCCAATTCAGAGTCTGGCACAATGATGCCCGACTGCACGAGTGCGGATAGCTGCGCTGTACGCTCGATCAGGTAAGGGTTAAACACTTCAGGAACGATAACATTAGAAATTCGAGTTTCTGGCATGAATGATCACTACTCCTTTTTATTTAACTCCAGCTGCAGCCTTAAGCTGCTTCGCCAGTTCCGGGTTCTCCCGGATAATGCGGCCCTGCTCGGTCAAGTTGAATGTTTCCTTCTTCCATGGGTTGATTTGCCCGCCGCCTTTGCCGCCTCCGCCGCCCCCGGGTGGATTGCCTTTCAGCCGTTCATTTACCCCGGCTTCGACCGCAGCTCGGAATGCCGTTTCGACGGATGCGATGCTGGCGTTCGCTTTCTCCGCGTCTGAATAGTCGAGAATGTCGGCGAGTTGCTTCGGAAGCCCTTTTTCGGCCAGCGTCTCAAGCGCCGTCGCCCGCAGCTCCCGCCGTGAGATTTCAGCTTCGCGCTTTGCCAGCTCATCGTCGCGCTTCTGGCGCTCGTATTCCGCCTTTTGATCGGCGTTCATCTTAGCGAGCTTCTCGGCTTCGGTCTTGGCTTTAGCGACGTCCGCCTCGGCTTTGGCGCGCTCCTTGGCGATCGTCTTCGCGATCAAGGCATCGATGCGGGCTTGCTGCTCAGGCGTGAAGGTGACGTCGTCATCCTTCTTGTCCTTGTCTTTATCCGGGTCGGATTTATCCTTGTCCGGATCGTCCTTATCCTTGTCATCCGCAAAGAGTTGCAGGTTCAAAGGCATGAACGGCTTACGTTTAAGCGAATCGACGAATTGTTTCATCGTAAATCCTCCAGTTTAACGCCCTTCGGCTTTGTCCGCGATCGGCAGTTTAACGTCTTGCCACGCGTGTTGGACAAAACAAAAACACCCCCGATCGTGAGGGTGTTTCATACAAGAACAGCTATTTGTTTTGCTTGCTCTTCCGTGATCTCATCATATTCGAGATCCTCGCCTATGAAAATTCGACTCTGCCCCGGATCAGGTGTCCAAGACTTATCCGACGGATCATATCGCTCGAAGTTACCGCCGACGAATCGATAGAGGCGTGTCGCCGTCTTCCCGTCGTATCCATATGCGAAATAGAAATCTTCCGGCATCACCGGCACCCCCTATTTGATCGTATCGATATCCTTCGGTCGCGCGAGTCGCGCCGACATTGTGAACATTTCAAGCGTCAGCTCCGCACGACGTTCCGACGATGTGGCATCCAGTCGGTACTCTTCGTAAAGCTTGTGAAGCGGCCCGTTCTTGAGCTCGAAGCTTTCCGGCGTATGGAACTGAACTTCGAAACGCTGTCCAGACGGACTGACGAATATTCCGTTGATCCCTTTGTAAGGATTTCGCTTGTCGTTCCAGGTGTTTTTGAGCTTGTGCCGCACATAACCCTTCTCTTCCATCGCCTGCGTGACGTCGAAGAATGCGGCTGTGAGCTTATCATCGGCAGCTTGGAACGTATACCGGATGATGTCGTTCGTTCCCGCGATCGTATCCGAGATGACTTTGGCATCCAAACTATTCTGGCTATCCGAATTTACCTTCCGGAGATAAGAAGATCGCGTCTTCAATCGGTACTCGAGTCCGACTAAGTCCGTTCCCGTGTTGGTCGAAATCTCTTTCAGATCGGTCGTGATTTTCGGCTCGTTTGCGGCGACTTTATCGTAAGCATTCAACTTTCGATAATCCGCTTTAAGCCTCTCCCACTCCTCACTTCCAGTATATTTCAATTCCCTGAAAGCGGCAAAGGATTTTGGAGCGGTGCCGCGAAGGACTATTCGGTACTGTTCGTACTGCTTTCGGTCCGCAGCTCCGTTCTGAATCTGCTTCTCGAACGTCGATATCCGCTCCTCGCCATGTTGCTGGCCGAGCCCTGCACGCCATTCTTCGTATGATGTGCTCGCCGGGACAGTCATCGTCTCGCCTGTTTTCGGATCCCGAGCGCGTCTCTCCAGCTCCTCGTCCTTCTCGACATCAATCACGGCGATTGTCGTAGAACGGCAGTAGACATGAAGCGGCGGCATGTTTGATCCGGGCATCGCCTCCTTAACCAGATACACCTTGTTGTCGTGCTGACGGCATTGCTGGGACGTCCGCAAATCAAGCGTCGCGACGAACCGATATTCATCGACATCAGCCTCGGCGTATGCCTCCATTTCGGAAGCGTTGGCCATGTACGTCGTCTCCGTCCGCAGAAGCCGGTTAGCTGCATGTTTACCGACCTGCATTCTTTCCTGGATGTCACGGCGCATTTTGTCCAGGCTCGTTCCGGCCAAGAAGCCGGCCGTGATTACTTCCGTGAGTTGCCCGGACAAGACATCTGTATTTCGCCATACTCGAGCGCTGAACTGCTCACTGCTCCAAGGCCGCTTCAGGATCGTTTCGACAGTGCTAACCGGCATTGCCGCGAATTCATAAGCGTAACCGGTGCCGCGCTGGAGGTCGAACGCGGTGCGGTAATATGCCTCTTTGATCGTCCTAACATATCCCAAAGTGCTTGTTACGATTTCAACGTCGGCAATCAATTTGGATTGGAGGTAAATCTGCTCTTTTAGGGCTTCCAGCCGAGTAATTCGTGCGCGATAGGCCGGAGCGTTCAGCTTGTTCAAGAGCCATTGTTTTACCCGCGGGTTACGGATCATCGGATAAAAATATTGACCCAGCTTAAAAAGTGGATTGGGGATGTACCCGTTCAGTACCTTCTTCGCTTTAGCTGGGTCCATCTTGCCATTTGTTCCGTAAGTACGGAAAATCTTCTCGATCTCAACGTCGATATCCCGTCGCGCCTTGTCGTACGCGGATGAGATCACGGCCATCGTAGAATCGGCCTCGCGGTGGTATTCCGCCATACGGCTACGCGACCGCCGCTCCCAATAAGAGTTACTCCTCGTCGTCATCTACGACATCATCCTCTTTGGACTCTTCGTCCATCGGCATGCCGAAAGACTGCTGCTGCCGTTTGACGTCCGCGTCCTTCTCAGCCTCGACGGCCTTTACTTCCGCATCCGGATCGTCAACGAAGGATAACTGACTGATCAAAGTCCTTTTGCTGACCGAACCGCTAAGTGTCGAAATCATTTGCGCCGTCTCTAAGTCGTTCGCCGGCAGATTACGCGTCATCGTAATCGACGCATCAGATACGTCGACCGCTTTACCCTTTACTCCGAGCATTCGGGCGAACATCGCCAGGCGCTCGCGCAGTCCTTGCTTGAAGTACCGTTCCTTGGTGACGGCCAGTTGCTCAAGTCCGAACAGCTTATACTTCATAGCTACGCCGGACGCGTTTGCCGCGAAATTCTCATCCGTCAGGTCCGGCACCATCGAAAATTCGTGGATGTCGGACTTCAGCGCGTTTCGGAGTACTTCGACTTGCTCTTCGTTGAGTTGTTTGGTCAACCAGTCCGCATCAGCATCAGTAGTTGGCATTTCAAGCACCTTAAGCTCTTTCAGCAGCTTAATCGTCCGCGATGCCTCTGCCATGTCGTCGCCAAGGCTGACGCCTTTCAGCTTAAGAATGGCATCGACGAACTGGTCCTTGTCGTTCATCCGGTCAGATGCCAGCGCATTATAAGCATCGATCAGCGTGATCACGCCCTCGAAGTCGCCCATTTGCTCCTCGTTGTTCCAGAACTCAACGACAGGAACAACGCCCCAGTAATGCTCATTAATATCGACAAGTTCGTATCCACCGGTAAGATTGTCCGCAGAGTACTCAATGATCCATCCCGACGTGTAGACAAACACTTTGTACCCGGTCGATGCCCCGTCAATATCCTTTCGCTCATAATAATGGACGCCGAACAGCGACCTGTACTCTACGGTATCATCGACGACGAGGAAGAGCGAACGAGGGTCGATGCATGTCACCTTCGGAATCGGGGAATCATCACTGCTCAAGTAATATAGCTCTCGACCTATACCGAAAATGGACAAGTCCTTACCGATCTCCGAGTCGTGGCTAGTCACGTCGATTGTCTTATAGGCATCCAACGCATCCTCGATCTGCTTGCCGTCATATTTGACTGGGTGACCGAACGTATAACCAACGGCGATATCCGTTACGTACTTCGCGTGGTTCGCGACCAGTTTATTGTTAGGAAGCCCGGTCACACTCTCTTCACGCTTCAGGATTACATGTTCACCGCGATAATAGCGATCGAGCTTGTCAAGCCGTGCCAGCTCGCTCTGGTGCTCCTTCACGCAGCTAATAAGCAAGTCGAGCGGAACGTCGTTCGGGTCCGGCATGAATGCCCTGTCTCGTATGATCGCCATAATCTATCTCACCCCTATCTTGACTTTGCTTCCTACCTTCACGCGAGCGTTCCGCATCTCGTCCTCGAGCGCATACCGCACGGCGTCGATTGAGTGATTATCCTTGTCCGGATAACCATCCTTGAAATTCCCGTTCCCGTCACGGTCCAACTCGTAGCCGTAGAATTCGCGCTTCGTGTTCGGGCAGCGTACCGGATCGATGATGATCTCTTCCAAGTCCTCCAGAAACTTCACGCCATGCTCCACACTGTCAGGGCCCTTCTTGGCCCCCACGATATTCAGGCCTAGCTCCCGGAACTCATTGATCGTCCGCGGTTCGGCGCTGTCTGCCGTGATCGAGCGGTTGCCCGTGTTCTCCTTCTTAATCTCGGTGACGGCCGATCGGTTGCTCATGCGAACCTTGTGGATCTCGCCGAAGATGAAGAGTCGTTTACGCGTCTTGTCGTAGTGCATAACCGCGTAGTGCAGCGGATCCTTGGCATAACCGAAGTCGAGCCCGCGCTTGACCCGGTCGAATACCTCGATCTCCTTTACGCCGATCTCTCGGAACGTGAGATTACGGAATACCTCGCCACCTGTCCCTGTGACCTTGCCCAGGTACTCGTGTTCGTAGGCGTCCAGATTCTTCTTTCGGAGCTCCTCCGCCTCAACAAAAAACTGCTCCCCAAGCCAATGGCGGGGGACAGTTTCATACGTACTATGGTGAACCAACCGATCCGCACGTGGCTCCAACACTTCCGCGTTGACCCAATTGCGTTGTGACTTCGGCGGGTTGAAGCTGTAGAAGACGATAAACTTCGGCCCGCCGCGAAGGAACGTCTGGTTGATCGTCCGGATGTCGCCAGCGTCGAACTCGTCGATCTCCTCGTACCATACGTACTTGATATATCCGCGACGAAGCTTACTGGATTTCACTTTCTTCGGCTTGTCCGCGCCCCGGAAGATGATCTTCTGTCCTGTAGGCTTGTACGTCAGACTCATCGGGCTTACGCTGTCGTGCCAAAGGTGCGAAACGCCGAGAACGTCGATCGCCCACAGGAGCTGCTCGTATACGCTCTCCCGTAGGTTCTCCTTGATCTTCCGAAGCGCCACGGCATTTGCGTTCGGGTCGCGCATGACTCCCAAGATGATCTCAAGAGAAATAAGCGATGACTTGGTCGATCCACGGCCGCCCTTTAGCCAGAAATGCGTATAACGCTCTTCCTTGATCGCGTGATGGACGTCGTAGAAGCTCGGAGCGATCAGATTCGTTAGGGCGACTTGCGTCGTCATGTCGTGTTCGAGCCCTTCGGTACGTCGTCAAGGATCTGCACGGCTCCCGTAACGTCGACCTGCTGCTTGTCGATCCACATACCGAACCGCTTGCCAAGGAGCTCTAGCGCCTTAATCTTGTCCGAGAACTTCACTTCTCGTTCAATACTTTCGACGTCGCCGCTCATCTCCTTGACCTTGATTGACGCGATCGCGGCAGTGTCATCGTCGGAAGCGTCCGAGAGCACCGTCGCATCATTCATGTTTACGAGTTTCGTCGGGTCCAAGAAGGCGATGCGGGCGAGCTCGCGGATAATTCGTTCCTGATTGACGCCTGTTCGCCTCGAGTGCTCAGCCATTCGCTCGTCGATATACGCGCGGACCTTCGCATTACTTAGCAATCTACTTCCTTGCTGTTCGGCTGAATTCGAACTGTAACCTGACCTGATTGCCGCTTGCGTGGCATTAAGGTCTATCAGGAACTCGTCCGCAAACTTCTGCTGCTTTGCCGTCAAACTCATCCGCACAGCCTCCTTTCAGGCAAAATAAAAAAGCACCCGTTAAGGTGCTTTGCCTTTTATATAGGCTCCAATTAGTCCGCCAATAATGGCAGAAAATAAAATCTTTCCAACATCCCACATAATAGATCGATACCGTTGAATCGTTCTTTGTTGTATGGTCAATATTTCTAACTCAATAATATTTCTAGTTTCTCTTAACTTAGACTCAATAAACTTTTCATGCTCGAATTGCCATTGATCTCCACCAATGTGGAATATTTTTATTTGAATTAAATATGCTTTCCACTCTTCAAATTGTCCGGTAGTGAAGTCCAATAGTTTTTCTTGTATCGCCTTCAAATGCTTAAGTCGGAACTTCAAATGGCTCATTTTCTTAAAAAGCTCGACAATTTCTAAATTAAGTTGCTTTGATAAAGTTTCAAAGCTCCCCGAAACTGCAAAAGTACTTTTCGATACTCCTTTTTCACCTAGTTCCTCGAGGTGATCCCGGCCGGCCTTATAAGATCGTTTTCCAATGAACTCAAAATGTGACTGAATAATCTTAACTACGTTCAAATTTTGCACCTCCCTCATGCGAACAATATTTCGACAAAAGGAAGGTTTATCCTGCAAAATAAAAAAGCACCAGTTAAGGTGCTCATCCGAATCTCGTAGCCAATAATTCTTTCAATGCGTCCTCGACGCTTTTTTTCTCATTGGTTTCTTCAAGACCTCCGTATTTACCTTGCTCAAATATGACTTGATGCCTAGAAACTTCCGACTCTGTAACTTGAACCATTTTTCTTTCGATTGTTACGTCCCAAGTCAGCGGATGTTCGGAAGCAAGTTCCACCCCGCCGGAGGAGATGCCGTTTTCATTTTTTAATTCGTTAACTAGGCGAGTTAAAGTAGAGTGCACCTCGGCTCTCCTTGCATTGTGTTCCACAACCTTATCGACTATACGTTTCTTCCAGTCATTCAAATGAAATCCCTCCCAACAATATCATACACCATTTTCCATTTTTCGCCTATAGAAGGCTAGATCGGGTACCACTCTGCACCGTCCCGAAACACGGCGAGGAGGTCGGGGGTTCAGCCCTAGCAGCGCGGCAGAATGAATGGCCTTACGGCCAGAGATAACGAAATCGACCGACATTGTCCCAGGAGGCTTGTCCCGTAAACATTGCCGGTCGCTGATTGGCACCTTCCGATCTTAACGGAGACGTACCGCTAGGATAATCTCGATCGCCCCGAATCTCATTGGCCACTGTAGCGGCGTCCGGTGTCGAAATATATCCCCTTATATATAAATGCCGTTTCGTACGGCAATCGTACGGCAAGAAACCTCAAATCGCTTGTGCCACTTTGGTTTTCGCCCGGTCGATATAATCTTGCACCGACCTCTTTGTGACCTTCATCTCCTTCGCAATCTCAGCCAAACTCAGCCCGTTCGACATGTGAAGCAGGTAACATTCCAATTCGCGCGGCGACAGCATCATCAACACCCGAACGGCTGCTTGCTTCTGCGCGATCGTGATCCGCGTCTCCTGCTCCGGCGGCGCCGCGGGCAGCAGGTCCATGTCCATCAGGATCGATCGCTTATACGCATCACGGATGTCGACGCCGCGGCGCCTGTTCGGTTGTCGTCCTGTCCGCATCCACTCGATCGCATAGTTCATGTCGGCGATCATTCCCTCTACGACAGCGAGCTCCTTCTGATGTTCGGGGGATAAAAATGATTCGTCGTCTCTATCCGTTAGCTGCCGCAGCGAATCCCGATAGGCCACCAGCTGACGCTTACCCTCGGAGTACTCCCGTTTCAGTTTCTTGACCCAGGTCATCCGCGCTCGCCTCCTGTCGCTCGATCAGCTTGTCCAGATACCACCGCGCCTTCCGGAGATCCTCAACTCCGTTTTTCTTCTTCCAGCGCCAAAGGTATTTCAGCGTGTTTCCCGTCAGCATCCCCTCAAAGCCATCCAGACCTTCCGTCGCCGCCTCGATGGCATCTATGCATTCGATCTTCCCGGTCGTGTAATGGTCCGGGTGATTTACCACGTCGCTCATTCTGATCGCCTCACTTTCTCAATTCTGGCTTTAACCGCCTGCATGAGCTCCTCTTGTCCCGTCGCCTTGCGCTCCAGAGCCGCGACGGCTTCCTCGTCCATCGTCTCCTCAGCCACCAACCGCATGACGACGATCCGACGCGTCTGCCCTTGCCTATGGACGCGGGCGTTCGCCTGCTGGTCCTCCTCGAGGCTCCATATCTGGTCATACCAGACGACCGACTGACAGCTTGACTCCTGAAGGTTCAGACCGTGGCCGGCGCTCTTTGGGTGGAGAAGAAACACTGGGATCTCGTCGTTGTTCCAAGCCCGAATGTCCTCGATGCCGTCTTTGCCCTTCCGCAGGATCCGCGCTTGCGGGAACCGCCTCTGGATGCGGGCGAGGCTGTGCTGGAAGTTGTAAAACACCATGACCGGCTTCCCTTGCGCCGCCTCGACAATGTCCTCCAGCGCGTCCAGCTTCGCCTCGTGTATCTCCTTGACGCCGCGGTCCTCGTCGTAGACGGCGCCGGACGCCATTTGCAAAAGCTTGTTCGATAACACCGCGGCGGTCTGCGCGACGACGTCGGCGTCCTGATACGGCAGAAGGAGATCGCGCTCCAGCTTCTTGTATAACGCACGGGACTCGTCCGACAGCTTAATCGGAATTGTCCGGTCAATGCGCTCCGGGAGCTCCAGCCAGTCCGACGCCTTCATGCTGACGACGATATCGCCGATCGCCTCGTAAATCCGTTGCTCCGCTTCCTGCTTCTGCTTCCAGTTGTAGACGACGTGCCCCTCGCGTTGTCCCGGCGTGAAGTATCGATCCCGGAATCCGGTTATCGTGTTGCCGAGTCGCTGGCCTTGATCCAGCAAATAGATTTGCGGCCACAGGTCCATGAGGCTATTCGGCGCTGGCGTGCCGGTTAGGGCGACGAGCCGCTTGATCATCGGGCGGACGCGGCGGAGAGCCCGGAACCGTTTCGCCTGCGGGTTCTTAAAGCTGGATGATTCGTCCACGACGACCGTATCGAATGGCCACTTGCTGCCGAACTCGCCGACGAGCCATTCAACGTTCTCGCGATTGATGACCCAGACGTCCGCGTCTGCTTTCAACGCTTTCCGGCGGTTCGCCGCGCTCCCCAAGACCTTCGCGATTCGCAAATGCTTCAGGTGGTCCCACTTCTCGACTTCACGGGCCCAAGTGTCATCCGCCACCCGTAACGGCGCGATGACCAGTACGCGGCTGGCGTCGAAGTAGTCATTCAACAGCCGATCGATCGCCGTTAACGTTGATACCGTTTTGCCGAGTCCCATTTCGAGAAGCAAGCCAATGTATGGCGTGTCCAGGATGCGTTCCGTGGCGTATTCCTGGTACTGATGCGGTTTATATTTCAAGTCCTCACCTCGTCTATGAACCGATCGATGTCCTCGTCCGAATCGATCTTGTAATGCCGATGTCCCATTCCGAGAAGCTTCCTCGCCCAGTGTGCCTGCAATGGCTCCAATTGTTTGCCTGGGGCTTTCATCTCGACGTAAAGCGTTCGTCCGCCGGGAAGTATAACAATCCGGTCTGGCACGCCGTTATTCCCGGGGCTGACCCACTTCGGCGCTATCCCGCCAATCCGCTCGACTTCCCGGACCAGCCTTCGTTCCAATTGTGATTCTCGCATTCGGCACCCCCTGATGCTGATTCCGCACGCACGCGTATAGAGGCATATGCGTTTAACCCACGGATGGGCTATGTGCTCTATTTGCTTTTCCTAGGTTATTTAATAACTACTTATATAGAAGAATTATGTGGAATCATTGGAATCAGGGACCGGGAACCCTTGCTGTTATTGGTGCGAAGGCGACTCCAATCGATGATTCCACGATCATTTCTATCGAACCGTTAGAATCAACAAGTGATTCCAATGGTTCCGCCGTCTTTCACTGGAATCACCCTATCGAACGCAACGGACTGCCCATATTCAGGTACGCGGACTTTCCCTTTCTGCTCTTCCCATCCCGGCATGCGACGCATGATGTCACAGATGGCGCGTGCCTCCCATTTAGGGATTGCCGCCGCCCGCTGACCGAAGCACTCTGCCCAGATCATCGCGGCGCAAACGCGCTTCCGCCGGTAAGGCTCGGTGCCAAAGTCGTCTTCGACTGGCTTGTCCAGCCACTCTTGAATGATGCCTTCGCGCGGGTCCGACTCCAGGTGACTCGCTTGTCGCAGCTTTGCCGCCTCCGCGGCATCCCGATCCAGTGCTAAGGACTCCCCCGCCTTTAATAGGTGAAGCGCCTCCGCCCATATTTGCCCGACAACGTCCGCCGTGAGATCGTCCCAATGACTCCGCCGCGCCCGCAACGGGTCAACCTCGACGGGCCAAAAGCGGCGGTTCCCGGTCTCGTCCCGCAGGAAATCCCGCGTATTCGTCGTACCGAAGAACACGCATTTCCGCGGGAACTCCGATACCTGCCGATCATAGGCAACCCGGTAACGATCTTCCGTCTTCGATAGAAACGCCTTGACCTCGTCGACCTCGGATTTCTTCATCGCCGACAGCTCACCGATCTCGAAGATCCATCCGGCTTGCAGGTGCTCGCCGGCTTCTTTGTTCTCGAACGTCCGCAGCGAATCGCTGAACCAATCACGACCAAGCTTTGCAAGTAGCGAGCTCTTCCCGGCACCTTGCGGCCCCACGAGAACCAGCATCTCGTCGAACTTGCAACCCGGGCGATACAGCCGCGCGACGGCGGCTAGTAGCATCTTCCGCGTCACCTGCCGGACGTAATGCGTATCCTCCGCGCCGAGGTAATCGATGAACACGCGATCGAGCCGCGGTGTGGCGTCCCACGTAAACGCCTCGATGTACTCCTTAATCGGATGGAACCGATTCGCGTGGACAACTTCGGTGAACGCGTTCTGGATCGTCGTCGCCGCGCGCATCCCGTACACCTTCGAGAACCAATGCTGGAGCCGCTTGTCGTCCGCACCGAGCCACGGCTCGTATTCCTTGTGTGGCCGCTCCCGGTCCCGCCACGGCAGCGCCTTCCGAATAACCTCTGCATTCCCGAATGCGTCGTACGCGAGCGCACCGTGCCACATGTCGTGCGAGAGGATCAGTTCAACATTGCCGGCCGTCGGGAGAACGTCGCCGGTCTTGTGATGGCAATCGAGCCGCTCCTTCCAGCTATCGTCATCGGGGTCCGGCTCCTCGCCCGCCGGCTCAGCCGTGTCCATGTCGCCGAAATCACCCTGAATGTCGGCCATCTTCAGCCGCTTGACCTCCGGCAGCCCGACAGCGAAATGCTCCATCGCGATGTGACTCGGCTTCTTGGCGTCCGGCGTGAACTCCTTAACCCGCTCGTCGAGATGACCGAACTTGTGAACCCGGACGAGGTCGAACAGGTTGTATGTCCTGCCGTCGGCGACCGGGTCGGAGTCCTGGTGGGAGAACGCGAGATCCTGATCCGGATAAATCTCGAGACCGTTTCCGGACGAACCCGGCACGTACGTATAGCGGTTCGGCATGCTGCCGGACACGTAGATGTCGGAAAGAAACGTGTCGATTCCCTCTTCGATCGTGTACGCCCGGCAGAATAGCCCGATCGTGCCGTGCTTCTCCCGCGGATCCTGTGCGCGCTTCCCGGCGAGAACCGGCGCCTTATCTTCGGCGTGCCGCGGCCACTGCATCACATCTTGCCAGTCGTCGTATTCGGCCAAGATCGCGTCCGCGTCCAGCGGCCCGCCCTCGTAAACGTCTAGCACCGGTTCCGCATCCTTGGAGCAGCTCGGTAGGTACATCAGGCGGTGTACGTGAAACGTCGTCTTGTCGAAATAGTCCATGCCAATCATCTCCGCGAGCTTCCGGCTGACGGCCGTGTATTCGTCCGGCGATAGCGCCCGGTCAACCGGGACGATAAGGCGATACTTCGGCCGCGCCGGGCGATGACTGTGCGTCGAGTAGATGACGTACGCCGTGCCGCCAAGGACGAGCTCGACCATGAACGGGAACGTGTCGTCCGCGCGGTCCACGTCCAGCGTGATCAGGCAGCGAGAGTCGATTGCTTCCTTCTTCCGGCGGCCGCCGCGGACAAGCCCACCGACAAACGCAGGGCCGTCCTTCGCCTTCCCACGGCCGACGTTGTGCATCGCGTCGTACTGCGCCATCGTCTCCGCCGTCCGCCGGACCTTCCGCAGCCGCTCGACGAACTCGTCCCAGCTCATATACTCCGGCTTCCAGTTCGTGTCGGCGCGGTGCTTGCCGAAACTAATGTCTAGCTCCATTGTTTCACTTCCTTGTAGAAACGAGTCTCCTAGCATTCGACAACAAATGGTATAATGTGGGCACCTATATCTACTATTGCTCGGAGGCGTTCAAGTAGTGCCCATTAACATTCAACCTGGAGATGTTCTCAACAATAATGACATCTCAACGTTCTTTCTTTGTTCTAGCCAAGGCGGAATGCGCAGATCTATCCGGACCAATTCTCTCGTCATAGTTTCCGACCATACGAAATCGCTTTATGAAGATCGTTGGGAAGGTGACGTTTTTCACTACACCGGAATGGGCATGAATGGCGACCAGGATATTAACTTTATGCAAAACCGAACCTTAGCTGAAAGCGGACATAACGGAGTTGAAATACATTTATTTGAAGTGTTTGAACCAACTCGTTACATTTATATAGGACAAGTTAAGAATGTTGCCTCTCCTTACCAGGAGGACCAATTGGGCGAAAGTAGAACTCCTCGCAAGGTATGGATTTTTCCTTTGGTAGCATTAGGACCCCGGCCAATCATTCCATCAGAAGTAATTGAGAGAAAAGCCTTAGAAAGAGATAAGATTGCGCGGAAGATGTCTGACGATGAACTTGCTGAAAGAGCTGCTCATTCAAGCAGACGTCCTAGTCGGCGCGAATCCACCGGCACAGTCTTCGAGCGAAATCCGTTTGTCACTGAAAATGCAAAACGTTGGTCTAACGGAATTTGTCAGCTATGCGATCAGCCAGCTCCATTCCAGAATAAAAAGGGAGAACCCCACCTCCATACACATCATATCGATTGGCTTTATCGCGGTGGTGACGACTCAATTGAAAATACAGTTGCTGTTTGTCCGAACTGCCACGATAAATTACATATCCTGAATCGCCCTGGAGACGTTGCTTTTTTGAAACAGAAAGTTCGTCGCTATTTACTTAACAACTAGTTCCAATTCCTACTTACGCCATTAGCGCTTCCCATTCTTCATCTGACATGTTCCGGGTAACCCCCGTTCGTGTCTCGATGATTTTGATGTATTCCGCTTCGCGCTCGATACCGATAAAATCGAAACCCTCACGTTTTGCCGCGACAAGTGTCGAACCGCTACCTGCGAATGGATCCAAAACAACGCCGCCCGGCGGAGTCACAAGCCGTACCAGCCATCCCATAAGCTCCGTCGGCTTTACGGTCGGGTGTGTGTTGCAGTTGCCACGATCAGCCTTACTGGCTTTCTTACTGATTTCTAGTGGTGATACATTGAAGTAGGGCGAATAGAACGCGTCCTCGTCAGTCGTTACACAATTCGCGGGAAAGCGACCAGCGTTCATAGTTCCGGTAAAATCAACATCTTGTTTCCACTCGCCTGTTTTATCGATCGTCGCCCCTGGAGCAAAGCGTTTAACTGTGTATGTCATTTCTTGCTTGCTTTCATCTGCAACTCGACAACCATCGATATTAAGCGCCCCGGTCCCTTTTTTCTCAACGTTCTCAGCAACTGTCCCGATTAATGGCTTCCGCACGACGATGATCGGCTCATGAGCCGGTTTCAGTGCCGTCCCCCAGCCTTTCCACTGTTTGGCGAGTTCAGTCGCTGGTGCGGTTATATCGATAACACGTCTCTTTGTGCTACCCGCGTTTTGCAACGAAGCGATTCCGTTTTTGAAACCGCCAGCTGTTCCTTCATCGCCACTTACGATTGCCTCTCCGATTTTTTCACGCTCGCCCCATGAATCACCGGGTTGCCCTTTTCTTCCGTTCAGCCTCCAAACTTCGGAATCCATTTTGTCGGTTAGCATGAGGAAACGCTTCAACTGATTCCATTGCTCAATTTTCGGGACTTGTGGTTGGCTTGCCTGAGAAGTCCAATGTCCCGCCATCCCGCTAGTACCAAAATAGTCATCGATGTCTCGATTGGTTTTCCCTGACCTGTCACGGCCTTCAGCAATAAAACGAGTTACGGCATAGATATACGGCATGTCTTCATCTCTCCGACGATCGAACGATTTTCCTACGTCCATCGACTTTGGGAAGCCGCTGAAATACAACCATTCGATGACATCTCGAACCTCGAAGCCGGCCAAGCGTAGAGCGATTGTCATAAGATCCTGTGTGCGCGTGCCGGCGAATACTAACGCGTAACCGCCCGGCTTTAATACCCGGTAGACTTCCCTCCAGATCGCCGGTCCAGGGACGAATGAGTCCCACGACTTTCCCATGAACCCGCTGCTATGATGCTCGTAGTCCTTGCCTGCCAGCCACTTCGCGAGCACTTCGACCGCATCTGGCTCCTTGGATAGTCCATAAGGCGGATCTGTCACAACCGATTCGACCGAAGCGTCAGGTAACTTGCGAAGCTCTTGGGAGCAATTCCCATGTATGATCAAACCAGCATCACCTCAAATTCTGATAGTCAACAATTCGCGGAAAAGGTAGAATAATGTAAAAACCTCTAGCAGTTGAAATTGTGGGATCCAGGAAAGACGGTTTTTCAAACGATACTTATGATTCAGCATTTCTAGCTCTCCAAATGTCCTTGCTTGACGTGATCAATAACATAAAATAGAGAGGTAGATACTCGATGAGTGAAGAAAAGAAAAAACTGCAAATCGGTCTTGTTATGCCAATTGCCATGATCGACAATTGTGGCCCCGAGCATTGGATAGATGTAAAATCGATAATTGTTGAAGCCCTGAATGACCATGAAAAATACGATTTTGAAGCAAGAATTGTAAGTGAGTCTGATAGTAGCGGTTTAATTCACAAACGCATCGTCCACGGTTTATACCATTCAGATATAGTAATTTGCGATGTAAGCTGCAAAAACCCGAATGTAATGTTTGAGCTAGGGATGCGATTGGCTTTTGACAAACCGACAATTATCATAAAGGATGACAAAACAAATTTTGTCTTTGATACAAGCGGAATCGAGCATGTTGAATATCCAAGAGATTTGCGATTTACCAAGATGGTTGAATTTAAGTCAACGTTGCTGCGGAAAGTGGTTACTACTTACGAAGATTCCATTTCTGATCCAAATCACTCACCCTTCTTGGGAAGCTTCGGAGAGTTTAAGGTAGCGAAACTATCTGAGACTGAAGTAACCCCCTACCAACTACTATTGGATAAGGTTGATGACCTTCAGAGGGATATTAATACAATTCGAATGAAGCCAATTGATCAGATAATTGAAAGATATGAGTCTGATATATTAACTCGAGCAAGAGCAATAATTAGAAATGTTGTTGTAAATAATTGGAGTACTACAACTGGTCTTCCAGGTCAGACAATGAAATTAACTCGAGAAGTTAATGAGCAGCTAAGCAATCACGGAATAAAAAACCTATCTAGTGAATTTATTTCTGATTGCATTAAATCGCAGATAAATGCAATCAGAAACAATACCAGCGACAACGAAAGCTAATCCTTCTGGTAGAACTCGCACTCGAACCCCGCAGCCTTAAGCGGCAACCCCGGCGCCCAACTGATCGGCCGGCTCATGATCTCCGATACGTGATCAACGGAGCCGGTCCCGATCTCCGCGTCCGCCACGATCTCATCATGAACATGCATGTTTACTTCGTAACCCTCGTCATCCAGCCGCCCCAAGCTCTCCGCCAAGCAGTCCCGCGCGATCGCCTGTACCAGGTTCTCGACGAGCCGACCGCCATACGTCCGGTGACACATCCACTTCTTCTTAACCTGATCCATCCCGTCGAACACGAGCCCTTCCTTGTCGAAGTTCGGGTCCGGCTTCAGTCGCGGATTGACGTATGCGAGACTCCGGCCGCTCGGCAGATCGGCGAACAGCATGCCCGCCTCGTACCGGTATTGGACGCCGTGCTTCAGCTTTACCGTCGTCTTCTCCCGCACCGCGGTAACCGCCGCGTTCTCCGTCGCGTACCAGAGCTTTCGGATGTTCGGGTTCGCATCGCGCCACTGCTGGACGAGCCGCGGATACTCCGACGGATCGATCTCCTTCTTGGAGTCCATCGCCTCGAGCGCCCGCTCGCCGCCTTGGAAGCCGCAGGCGAGAACGGCGACTTTCCCACGTGCTCGTAGCTCGTAGTTGGCGTGGCCTTTTACGATCGTTTCGAACGGGACGCCGAACATATTAGCCGCCGTCGCCTCGTAGATTTTGCCGTGCCCCTTGAATACGTCGAGCACCCACTTCTCGTCGGCGAGCCACGCGATGACGCGCGCCTCGATCGCGGCGAAGTCGCTGACGATGAACCGGCGACCGTCTGACGGAACGAACGCGGTGCGGACGAGCTGGGAAAGCACGAACGGCGGAGCGCCGAACAGCATCTCCAGCAGATCGAAGTCACCAGTCCGCAGCGTCTCCCGCGCGAGTGCGAGGTCCTCGATCTTGTTCTGCGGCAAGTTCTGCACCTGAATCAGCCGCCCGGCCCATCGCCACGTCCGGTTCGCCCCGCAATACTGGAGCAGACCGCGCGCCCGGTCGTCGCCGCCGATGGAGCGAGCCATCGCGTTGAACTTGTCGACGCTGGTCTTGCCCATCTCCTGCCTAATCTCAAGCATCCGATGCGTCTCATCGTCCGGCGCTGCTTCGAGTAAACCGGGCATGAACTCTTTCGAAAGTCCGTCCGGCGTCTCTAGCCCTCGATCCGAGAGCCACGCCTTGAGTTGTGTCAGGCTGTTCGGGTTCTCAAGCCCGGTCAGCTCCTGCGCTTCCGCGACGAGCCGCGTCTCATACTGCGCGTCGCAGTCGATTGCCGCTTGCATTAGCACCCGGTCGAGCCGGACGCCGCGGTCGTTGATCCGCTGGTCCAGCGCCCAGAGCCGCCACTCGTGCGCCGGCACGGGGAAACGCGCAAGCTTCTGCGCGACCTCCCGCTCGACGACGACGTCCTGCTGGCAATACGCTTTATAAAGCTCCCACTTCTCGGGGTCATGGTGCGGGTAGTTCCGCTCGCGCAGGCCGTTCGTCTTCGTCGGCTTGCACGGAACGGAGAAATACTTGATCAGCGCCTTACCTCTTGCGTCCTTCTGCGCGTCGAGCTGAAGCACTTCGGCTACGCCCTCCAGGTATCCCGGGAGCCCAAGCGTCAGTGCGTGCGCCGCGGTGCATCTCCATTGAAGTGGATCGCAATAGATGCCGAAGTGCTTCCCGATCGTCCCGCGCTCGAACGCCGCGTTAAACGCCGTCTTGATGACCGCGGGGTTTACTAAATCATCCATGACATACGCGGGCAAATCTTCGAACGCTGTTAGGTCATATACCCACACAGGGCCATCGTCGTAAGCAAAGGCGAATAGGAGAATCTCGAAGTCCGGCGCTTCGATGTACCGATGCATGCCGCAAGTTTTCAGGTCAACGGAACTGAACGTCTCGACGTCGATGCGAAGAGTGGTCATGGGCTTCTCACCCATCTTGTTTTCGGAGAAAGGTCGCGTTCTGCTCTCTCGGCACGTGAGGACCATCCAGCCTTACGTCTACGAGTCGAACCTACCGGAAACCAGCCGTCCGCACGGTATATCGTTCCTTTGTGGCCTTGGCCAGTGCTCGAATATGAGATAAGTCCCTTAATAGATGGCAGATGTTTGCGGATGTGCTTTCGGGACAACGCGAGAGCCCGGCTTTCGGCATTTGGCTCTGTTCCATCGATAAGATACATCCGAGTAAGCTCAAGCAGCGCAGTCTGGTCCAGATTGCGAGCTGTCGGTCGCCCCCACATCATTGCTCCGATTCTGTTTCCGGTGTCATCCAAGATCCAGAGCCGGATCTGTGCGCCTGGCGGCGTCGATTTAAGGTAGTGCCGTTCCGCTATCCAGCGATCCAGTTCCTTCGATCGGCTAAGCTCCACCTTCACAGCTTCTTCCCTCCGTGGCGGATCGGCCGCGTCGCGTTGTATGTCATCTTCTCCCGGATCGCCGCCTCGAGGTCGATTCCGACGTGCCCGCAGAAGTCGAAGATCCGGATGACCGTGTCGGCCAGCTCCGTCGGGATGCCGCAAGGCTTGTCCCCTTCGTACCAGATTTCCGTGAAGCCGCGACCGTTCCGGTAGTCTTCGACGGCCTCCGCGATCTCGGTAACCATGAGCATGGTCGCATCGCCGAAGGTGCGCGGCTCCTCGTACCAGCCTTTATCGATGGCGTTCTGGTGCGCAGAGGTGACGAACTCATTGATGGTTTTGTATGGGAGTTCGTTAATTGGAACCGCTTCGAGGGCTCCAATCCTAAATCCGAGAAACGCCCCATCATCAATGATTTGATACTTTCCGAAGAACATGTTGTTAATCTCCCGTACATTTACTACAGAACCCTTTGCAGGGCCGTTGTTCAAATCGGTCAATATCTTGACTCTCATCTATGTTTCCTCCCGAAATTAGAGATAAGAAAGGGAGCCCGTTACCGAACTCCCTCCAAGTCGATTAATCTAAGTAGCTTTCGTCGTCGACGTCCGCATCGAACTCTTCGTTCGCGAAGTCGTCGTTAACGCTCGAGCGGCCGCCGAGGAAGTCGCCGTCTTGCACTTTGACAACGTTGTTCAGGCCGGCTGCGACGCCGCGGTTCCCTTTTGCGTCGAAAGGGTAAAAGTTGAGCGACACGCGGGCGAAGCAGCCGGAATAGACTTCCGTCGTGTCCGTGATTTCCGCGAACTTCGTTTTGCCGTTCGCGTCCTTGCCGATCGGCTTCGCGACGCCCGGCTTGTTCTTGGCCGAAGCGTTGAGGAAGTAATGCCCCGCGTATGCTTCATCGTCCGGACGCTCCTCGTCTCCGTCGCGAAGTGGCGTTTTGCAGTTGGCCGGGATCTTGCCACCCCACTTGCTCTTGCCGAGCTCCTTGGCCGCGTCGATCGCCGCCTTGATTTTGCGGAGCGTCTCCTTGTCCGATTTCGGAATGAGAATCGCCGTGCTGTACTTCGCGTCACCGCCGTCGATGGATTGCGGCTCGAACACGTGGCAGTAAGAGAGACGAACCTTGCCGGTCAAAACTTTGGTTGCTTGATTATCGATAGCCATATTGGAGTAGCTCCTTCTATTTTGAGTGTGGTATCCGGAAGACCATCTTCCGGAAGTCATTCGATCAACGTGGTAATCAGCGATATCGCCCATTAGCTAAAGTCCTCCCCGGCGAAGTCCGCATCGACACTGTTCATCTCCGACCGCGGATCCGTCTCTGGTACATGAACCGGCTTCCCGGATGGCTTCACGATCAGGCCGTCCAGCAGCTCCGCGAGCTCCTTCTTGCCGATCTTCTTGTCCAAGTCCCCGATGCCTAGAAGCTCCTGCGGCTTGAGATACTTGTCCGTCGGATGCCCGGCGGCGGCGAGCGCCGCCTTCGCGGCTTCCTTGTCCGTGATGGCCCGGTTGCTTCGACCCTCGACGAGCTTCCAGCCCGGCACCTTCTGGCCGGACTTCGCCGACTCGAACGCGAATTCCTCTACGTCCGCGGCCCACTTCTTGAGCTGCTCGGCGACGTAGAGAATCGATCCGATCTCTTCGAGCGAGAGAAGCGCCGGGTCCTTAAACTCGTATGCGAGCGCGGCCATGTTGGCATCGGCGCGGGCGCGGCAGTTCCCTTTCACTTTGCACCAGCGACAATGGTCACCCGCCTTGTGCTCGCCTTCTCCGGCATAGGCCAGCACGGCGGCAGGCCCGACAACAGTCTCCGCCCACTCCAGCAGCTCGTCGACGGTTATCGTGTCCGTGCTCACGCTGTCGAGCCGCGGCTGCACGATCGTCATCCGAATCTCCTGAATGTCATAGAGGAAGTTATACGCCGTCCATGCGCCGAGGCCATAGAGCCGCATCTGAGAGTTACCGACGGAGCTGACCGGCACGCCCTTGCCGTATTTCAAGTCGATGATCTCCATCACGCCGTCGGCGATCAGGACCACATCACCGGTGCCATACCCTTCCGGCACCCATTCGGAGAAGTCGAGCTGCTCCTCGAGGAGAATCACGGCATCAGCGCTCCGCGCCTTGGCGGCCATGAATCGCTCCTCAACGACATCGACGTAATCACCGACGGCGTTCTCCATCTCGGGGCCGTAATGCTTGGACGCCTCCTTGAAGTCAGCGATATACTTGTCCAGCTTCTCGCGTTCGGTTTTGTTGCATGGCGTCAGCCTTCGCTGCAGGATCTTCTCGGACAGCTCGTGCGCCGCTGTTCCCTCGTCGGCGTACTCGCTTCGCGTATCCGGCACGCTCTCCTGAAGCCGGGCGCTTGGTGGACATGAAATCCATTGGGAGGCTTTAGAGGCTCCCAGTAAGGCATGTTTTCGCTCTGCGTGTTGGGTCATGTTGCCTCCTTGGAGTAAGGCATCATGACCGCTCTCGCCTCAGCAGCGATTCTTCCCGCCACATGTTTTTCATCGAAGTAACCGAGAAACTTGTTTTTCCTATCTACCATGACCTGCGCAATCCATTTCCGGTTCGTATTGCACCAAGAGACACCACGATAACCGGATTTGTTATTTCGCCGATTGACCCTCTTGTTCTGGGCATTTTCCGCTGATGAGGCGATTCGCAGATTACTTCGGCGATTATCCAGAGTGTCCAAGTTGACATGGTCAACTTCGCTAATATCTGGTGTTGACGTTAACCAGCGATGAAGCTGAACCGTTTTCCGTCGACCGTTTAGGGATTGTTTGCCGTAAACGTAGAACGATTGCGTTGGAGGATTCCAGCTCGCGTACCACGTGTTCGGAAAATTCGTCGCTAGAGGGAGATCACGGGTATCGATAAACGTCTCGAGCACCGAGCCATCATTTCGGTTGAGCAGGATTGTCGTCTCAGAACCCTTGACGATGAAACGATTCTTCAATCCCAACACCCCCGCCTCTGCCTCCCGTTCAGTGAATCTTGTAAGATGCGGATCTCCTCTTTGAGCTTGTCCATGCGCTCCTCAGCTTCCTGGGCGCGGCGGATCGCATACGGCCAGCCTTGGCGGGCTTCGGCAGTAAAACGGGCATCGGCTTCTATGTCATTCGCCGCCGTAAATACAACCTGACGCGAGCCATCATTCTCCCAAAAATCCCGCACGACATGGATACTTACCGCTACTATCCACGGTCCCGGCGTCGCTGCCTCACAGATCGCCAGATCGGCGTCGAGGTCGCGCGCAGTTGCCTGCGCGGTCGCCGACATTAGAGCGTCTCCAGACGAGCGAGGAACGCCGCGCGTTCATTCTCCGGGACGAGCGTGATCGACTTCGCACCGAACTCATCAAGCAATGCCTTAACGTTCGCCTGCTTGCCGCCTTTCGCGACCTCGGCCGCTTTGGCGCGAAGCTGCTCGACGGTAACCGGTTCGGCGTCTCCGCCCTCTTCTTCGGTTTCGGCTTTGTCCGGATCTTCTGTCTCGGTTTCTCCCGCGTCCGGTTCATCGGTCGCCGGAGCCGATCCTGCCTTCGGCTCTTCCGCTTTTGGCGACTCCGGCTTATTGCGTGGCTGACGGGCTTTCGGTGTTTCCGGCGCGGCGACTGGTGCGGCGGTCGGTATACCCGTCAAGCCAGCGGCCAGCGCGGAGAGCTCGTTAAGGGATTCGGCGGCGTTTTCGCCGTTAATTATGATTTGAACAGCCATGGATGATTCCTCCTGATTTACAAAGAATGTAATAAGCGTTACAATGACGGTGAATGTTTTGTCTTGCGGCCCCTCTCACGGCTCCTACCCCGTGATGGGGGTTTTTAATTTAGAGCGGTTTCCACTGACCTGCACGCCTAACGAGCCACCGAACGAACCGACTCGGCCGGTATTCGCGCCACGCTTTGCCCTTCGGCTTCGTATCCCCTGCCTGCTTACGGCGTCCTGCTTTTCCCATCTCCATCACCTCCCGTATAGGATCAACTGCTTTTTACGGCCGTAGCGGAGCCAATATGCCGTGGAGTCCGTAGACAATTCGCGTTGTCTCTTTAGGCGTGTACTGGATGCGGCGGTAAGCACCGCAGATAAATAACCAACCCTTCATTTGTTGTTCACCTCACTTTAGTTTTCAAATCAGCCCATCTTCCGTCCTAAGCTTGTCGGCGATATTCGCGATAAACTCGCTGTTGCTAGATTTCTTGACGCCATTCCTGGCAGCGCCGGTCTCGATCGCGTGCCGGATGCAACGTTCGACGCGGCTGGCCGTCGTTTCGAATCGACTGGCAAGCTCGCGATACAACTTCGTCACTGCCGAGTTGGCTAACCGAAAATCACGGTAAGACATCATGGCTGCTGTTTTCAGGTACGAATAACCGGACATGTTCTTCGGGATTTTCTCCCCCTCCAGCTCAACGACGATCCGTTTGACCAAGTCTTGATCGTTCAATTTTGTTCACCTCGCTTTATTGGGCTTGTACGCTTACTGGCTTCTCATGGATCGAGATGATCCGGTTGTCTGGATAGCGGCTAGCGTAATCCGACTCGGCATCGAAATGAGTGCCGGCTACTACTTCTGCAAAGGCCGATCCGCGTTTTGGGTGACTGAATCGTACGATGTAGGTTTTCATTGCTGTTCACCTCGGTTTAGTGGGCTTGTTCGATGAATGGATACTTCTCGTGAAAGAACTTCACAGGCACTTTCCCCCGTTCCGTCCAGAAGCCTTTCGCTTTCAACTCGTCGTTCAATGCTTTGATTCGCATTTGAGCCGTCCGGATTGTTCCGCAACCGAGAAGCCGTTGGATGTCGATTGTGTCATAAAAGTGTTTCATTGGCTGGCGGCTCCTCTCCCAGCAGCTTGTTCTTCAAGGTGATCGAGCCGGGCATCAACCTTAATCCAAGTGTCCTGAGTACCGTTTAAGGTGCGAGAAAGTTCTGCTTTCTGGCGGCGAAGGATTTCGGGAGATTCGCATGATTCCACCATTTGGTAGAGGTGAAAGCGCTGCTCGCCTTCGGATGAAGCGTCGAATGCGATGAAGCATCGAACACCATGAGCATCTTTAATCGATGCGATTTTCCGACGAGCGTGTGCAAGGGCAGCTTGTTCTTTTGCCTTTTTCTCATCCCAGTTAAAGTCATCAAGTAAATCGGGCAAAACTTCTTTTATTGAAAAAGGAATCTTTCCGTACTTCTCGATGAGTTTCTTTGCTTCGGATTCAATTTGCTTTCTCGATCTTCTCATTGGTCACAACCTTTCTCGGACCCTTGAGCGCTTCGCGCAGGCCGTTTTGTAGTAGGGTTAATTCGTCGATCCCAAGTTGCAGCCATTCGATCGCATCTTCAATCTGTTTACGATTAATCCGACGTGACACCCAAGCGTCAATGCGATCCTGCGTTACCATGCCGTGCATGCGGAGCGCGCTTTCGAGCAGATTGTGAATTTTCTTGGTATGCTCACCGACAAGCGTCGCATCGGCAAGGCGTTCGTCCCGCCGCTTCTTGCTGTCCCTGAATCGCGACATATATGCGTCTCGTTCCACTTGCGTCATCGCTCGCATGATCTTACCGTGTTCGATGCGATCTTTTAGAGGAACTGTAAATTCGGAAAGCTCGGGAATCCGTTTCAGCAGTTCCTCGTACTGTTCCACTTCCGACGGAGCCCTCGCTGCTTGGATCGCCTGTTTCTTAGGGAAATCGACAAGAACGGGATGGCGTTCGACGGCTCGACTGTGCTGACGTGCTTCATGGATGGACTTCCTTGTTGTCCCGAGCATATCGGCAACTTTCTCATCTGAATGAGTTGTTTCCGGCCTTCCACGTTTTTTTGTAACCTCAGGTGACAATAATTCGGATTTCAAAACTTCTTTCGCAGTTTCTACGGCCGCAATCAAATTCTTGGACTGTTCGTATGGTGTTAGGTCTTTCCGCTTTGTGTTCTCCTCCAATTCGATCAAACGCTTCTCCTGTTCCGATAAGTCAGGCATATACCGGACAGTGATCTCTTCCCATTCGAGCAACTTACAGGCCTCGAGCCGACGATGGCCTGCGATCAAGCGCTTGTGCTCATCGATGATGATTGGATGGAGCAAACCTCGTTGGCGGATGCTGTTAGCGAGACTTACAAGATCGCCGAGATCATCGCGAAGACGTTGACCGATAATGATTTCATTAATGGAGAGCAAAAAAGTTCACCGCCAATCAAATTAAATTTGAGTTTTGGTCATGGCAAAACAAAAGCACAAATATTACTTGCGCAAATTATATTTTAGTTATATACTTTTCTATGTGGATATCAAATTAAATTTGAGTCAATCGGACGAAAAAAATGCAGGATCCAGTAAATCTGGAAATAAGTCATCGTCTGGAATACCGAAGTAATATTCCATTCGCTTTAACAGCTTAGTTCCGGGAATTGAGCGTCCTTTTTCAAGCTCGCGTAAATGGGTTTCAGTTATTTCTAAGTCGGCAGCAACTTTACGTTGGGTTCCTTTTGATTCGCGGGCCTCAATAAGTTTGTGGCGGACTCGCCCCAATGCTTGCATTTGCATCACCCCTTTCATCTTGTAGGAATAATATATCACTCAAATCTAATTTGAGCAATACCCATTTTAACAAATTTAATTTGTGGAGGGTTAACCTTGTCTTTAGGTCAACAAATTAGGGCGCACCGATTAAAACGAGGACTAACGCAAGGGCAGTTAGCAGATAAGTTAAGCATGACCGAAGCCAATATTTCTAGTTATGAACGAGATAAGAGCATGCCACCTAGCGAAGTACTCAATAAATTAGCTAATATTTTAGGCACGTCTACCGACATACTACTCGGAAGAAAAATTTCGATCGAGATTAACGGGGCATCAGCATCTAAAGTTCTAAAAGAGTTAAATGAACTTAACCAGCAATTAAACGTAGAGGGTGTTATGGACTACGATGAGCCCGAACCCGAAATTCGAGCAATCCAGCGAGCTGCAAAAAACATGTCACCAACAGATAAGAAAAAGATGTTAAATATGATCAAAGCCGCGTTTGAAGAGGCGTTCAAGGGAGAGAGCGATGACAAAACCTGATTACGCCGCCGCTGAAGGATCGGCTCACAGATTGCTCGAAAAGTATGCATTGAATTCATTACCTGTTGATTTAGAACGTATATTTAATGCCTTTTCTAATTTGCAGATTAAAACTTATACGTGGTTTGCAGAATTTCACAGAGTCACGATTGATGATGTTATAGAAATTGCAGATAGTGAACACGGGTGTTGCTGGTACATGTCTGACAAGTGCCAGTACATGATACTATACAACGATACAATCCCAAACATCGGACGCATCCGTTGGACGATCGCGCATGAACTCGGCCACTATCGACTTAAGCATAATGAAAAATCGGATAAGACCATTATTAGCAGAAGTCGCCTATCTAAACACGAATACGATGTGCTAGAAAAAGAAGCCAATTGTTTCGCACGAGCATTACTTGCTCCATCGAGTGTACTGGTCGCACTGGGTAGGCTCGATGTTATGCTCATTTCAGATATGTGTCGTATCTCCTTTGAGGCAGCGGGTAATGTTATGAGCTTCCTTAAGAAGGGCTTTGAAATGGGACGCGTTTATACCGAAAATCGTTTAACTTCTCTTTTCAGTAAAACCATATTCAATCACGTTTATGCACACACTTGTACTGAATGCCGTTCTGTTTTTGCGAGCGAGATTTGTTATTTCTGCCCTGTCTGTGGTTCTGACTCAATCATTAAAGGAAGGAGTTTAAACAATATGATCTATTCTGGATTTGAAACGGATGAAAACAGTCGCGTCAAAGTATGTGCTCGTTGCGAGAATGAGGAGGTAAGTAATCAAGGCGAATACTGCAAAGTATGTGCCGCCCCAGTTGTAAACAAATGTACCAATATCCATCGCGACATTAATGGTTACATTGAATGGGAGTGCGGTACACTTGCGTCAGGTAATGCTCGCTACTGCATTAATTGCGGTGAGGAAACTGTTTTCTTTAAAAAAGGACTATTGAAGTCTTGGAATAGTGTAATTGAGGAAGAACGTCAACTAGCAGAACTTGAAGCAGTGTTTGCAGAATTGAAAGTATAATCACGCGCTCACCCGAGAGAATCGGTTTATTATAACCTTTTACCGAACATACGTTCTAAAGGAGGAAAAACATGCCTGTTTACAAAGACGAGGAGCGCAAAACGTGGTATTTCAAAGTACGCTATAAGGACGTCTATGGCAGGAACAAACAGGCCATGCGTCGAGGCTTCAAAAAAAGGAGTGAGGCCGTTCTAGCGGAGGCTGACTTCATGTCGGGGCTTAAAAACATGTTCTCTGATGAAGTTACGATCGACGAAATTTTCCAGCACAATCTGAAACACAAGAAGCTAAAAGTGAAAACAGTCCGCCGGAGAAAAAACGAATACAACCTACACATAAAACCTCGCTTCGGCCACTTGAAAGTTAAAGATCTGAATACCCAGCAAGCGGTCGAGTTCAAGAGTGACTTGGAGAATAACTTTACGTCCCTCAACAGCGCACGAACTGTGTACAGCAATTTTAAGATATTGGTCAATCACGCCATCAAATTTTTTGGACTGAAAGTCGACCCTACTTTAGCTGTCGGCTCGATCCAAAGGGTTAAGCCGAATATCAGCTTCATTAAGCGAGAGGAATTCGATAAACGAGTAAACGGGTTTACGGATCACTACTACCTGGAACTTACTCGCTTACTCTTCTACACTGGCCTTCGAGTCGGGGAGGCAATGGCGTTGACTTGGGATGATATTGATTTGGAAGCCAGCCAGTTGTTCGTGAACAAGACGATGGACATCACAACAAGAAGCATCACATCCCCAAAAACAGCAGGCAGTGTCGGCTACGTTCCGTTCCCACCATTAATCAAAGAGATGCTTCAGAAGATAAAAAAAGAATCCGCAGAGAAACACTACGGATTCAACAACTCATATTACGTGTTTGGCGGACCGGCGCCATACCACTACTCTCATTACCGGCAGAAATACAAAGCGGTTTTCCCTGAACTCCGTATTCACGACTTGCGCCACAGTTATGCATCGCACCTTATCAACAGGAAGAAAGACATCTACCTGGTGAAAGAGCTGATGCGGCACGATGACATCAAGCAAACGGCCAATACTTACGGGCATTTGTACACCGAACGTAAGCATGAAGCAATGGACGCTTTTGATTGA